GTCGAGCGCATGGATCGACCGCGATCACAACTCGAACTGCGATGATGCGAAATGCCAATCCGTGGATGGTGTCGATCTATAACTTCTTCTCGGATGTTATGAATCGGCAAATGGAGACGGTTTGGAAGGCTGGCGAAACCAAGGACCTTGTTAAGAAAGGTGAATGGGGAGCCGCGGCTAAGACTGTACCTGCCCTGACAGCTTCGTTGTTTGCTTATGCGATCTGGCCGGCGATTGTGGAGACATACGTTTCGCCGCATCCGCATAAGGATGATGATACTTGGGTCAAGAAGTCTGCGGTGTCGATGGGATTTGCATTGGGTTCGTCTTGGGTTGGGGTGAGAGATATCGCCTCGGCTATGGCGATGGGTCGCGATCCCCAGTTTGGTTTGACCGGCACGGCCTATCAGACGATGGTCAATACTTTCAAGGACCTTGCTAAGAACGAACCTTTCAACAAAGAGCATGCCGGAAAGATTCTGCAAGATGCTGGTATTATGGTTGGCGGACTTACGGGTATGCTCCCGGCGCAGGTGTCAAAAGCTGGCCGGTTTATGTTTGACGTTAGTACCGGCAAGGAGAACCCGCGGAATACTTGGCAATGGCTGACCGGGTTGCGTTATGGCACGACTGAAAAGCATCCAGCCAATTTTACCGATTACATGAAAGGAAAGCACTGATGAAAATGTCAGAGGAATGTAGGCATCAGGTTACAGAACCTAGTGAAGGTCTACGCCTGACTGCGTATCGCGATTGCGTTGGGGTTTGGACCATTGGCTTTGGCCATACTTCAAAGGCAGGTAAACCTAAGGTCTATCCCGGTCAGATAATTTCAAATAAAGAAGCTGACGAGATTCTGGCAGTGGATTTGAATACCTTTGAAATTGGCGTAAGCTCAATGCTTGCGGATATAAAGGGAGTGAGGCAGCATGAATTCGACGCGCTTGTGGACTTGGCTTTCAACATTGGTCTTGGTGCCTTCCGATCTTCTTCTTTGCTGCGGGCTTATCGCTATGGAAATAAAGCTGTAGCCGCGGATAAGTTCATGGACTGGACTCGTGGTGGCGGTAAGGTCCTGCCGGGATTGGTTACTCGACGGAAGAAAGACCGCGCTTGGTTTGTTGATGGGCGTCTCGGTGCTAGAACTACTACGATGTTTCTTGACATTGAAGAAGAAATGGCACATAAATTAAATCATCCTGATCCTTGGATAGATAGGCTCGACAACTGGCTCAGCATAGGAGGTTGATATGAATCTGCCCAACCAAAATCAGATAGTGGCGTTTGGTCGGCATGTGGTGACGTTCATCGCTGGTGCGGTAACGCTTATGGCGACGTTTAATCTCATTACGCCCGATCAGGCGAGTACGTTGAAGAATTCGTTTACCCAGATCGTTCAGTCGCTGGGGGAAATCTCCGCGGCGGTTGCGCCGGTTGTGGCGATTATCTCGGGGCTGTATGCGAGTCGGTCGGCAAGCCCGGCAGCGCAGATCAAGGCGGTTGCGGCGAATGAGCTTGTTGCCAAAATCGAAGTGAAGGACCCGGTTGTGGTTGGGAAGATTCCCAGCGAAAAGGTTGTAATGGCGACCCCCGAAGGAAATGGAGCAAACCCATGATTAAGATTGGCGCGATTCTTCTGCCGCTGGCGCTTGGCGCTTGTAATGCAACGCATGAATGGGCGAAGATTAGCTCGGCGGTGGGGACGATTGACAATACCTTGGCCCAGCTGGCTGAGGGAAGTGTGCCCAAGGCCTGTGCAATCATCGCGGTTGCGGATAGTTACTTTCAGGAATTGAAGGATCGGATCAGCGCCAAGAACATCGCGATCGAGAAGAAGGCCATGCGGGCGGCTCAGGTTATTTGCAATGCCCCGCCGACGAATACTGTTCAGGCGTTTCGGTCGCTTTGGAATATCTGGTTGACTGTTCAGAATGCCACCAAAGCCTGAGGGATTCCCGATGCGCTACGAAATGTCGGAGACAGCAATGGAGAAGTTGGTTCAGGACGTTGCCGACGTTCGGGCAGGACAGGCATTCTTTAATGATAGTGTACAGCGGATCGAGAAGAAGCTCGATGAAGTTGTGGATGAACATGGTGCCCGACTGCGGGCACTAGAGACTTACAAAGACAAGCAGCTAGGCCTTATGAGCCTAGCTGCGCTTCTCGGCGGAATTGTGACTTGGTCGTTTGATCACCTAAAGGCGATTTTTAAGTAAGCTATTGTAGCCGCGATGCATTGGTTGTGAAGTATCTGATTTTGGTGGATTTGTCGATCCCCAGTAAGAATATCTGACCAGACCCTTCCAAGATATCCACCACCCTACCGATGGAATGAATGGGCAAGCGATCACGGGCGAACCTCGTGATCTTCTGCTCACTCACGCCCCATTCGCCATCGTGTAGTTGGACGAAGTGGAGGATTTCTTCCATGGCTTGGGCATCGGCCGATGTGGCACCGGCTTTGAAGATTTCTGGCATGGTGCGTTCGGCTTCTAATAGCCAGCTCATAGCGCGGTTGAAGTCGTCTTTGGTTAGAATGAGAGCGTTACTTCTGTCGACGGCACTGACCATCGATAATTTATATAGATGAGTACGCCGTCTAGTGACATAGTGGATAAGCTTAGGATGATTGGGAACAGGCTGCTCGCCAAGGGCTCGCCAGTTGTTGACGGCGTCTCGATAGTCTTTGGTAACTTCAAACTGACCAATGAGTTCATATATGATCCCAAGATCGTTTGCAAGGTCTGCTGAATAGGATTGTTCGACTTCTGCAAAGTCATCGCCAATGATCCTTTCGTCGGAGAATACCATAATCAACCGCGAGGTAAATCCTTGTCCCCAAGCCTTCTCCGGCATAAGATCGGTTAGGTTCTGGGGAGTTGATCCGCAGAGTAGGTTGATCTGGGGGTTCTCGATCTTGATCTTGAGGTCGCTGGTTCTGCGGACCTGTTGGTATGGCGTCGGATCGTAGAAGGCCGAAAGCCCGTCGATCATTTCGTTGTCATATTTATGGATGAACGCACCGATTTCGTCGGCGAAGATCGACATAGAATTGTAGTCAATTGGATCGTCGCCGGGCCGGATGATATTCCGCTTGGCCTTCACGAGGCTATCGACAAGACTGGCGAAGGTCATCGAGATTGGGGCAAGGTGGAACTCCGGGAGTTCGCGGACGTAGTGCTTGCCTTCGTTGATGGTTCGGGTTTTGCCGACGCCGGGATGGGCGACGAGGAAGGTATAGAGGTTCGGATAAAGCGGCCGGGAAGTCATCAGCCAAACCTTCTGCTCAAGCGCAGACGCGATGGTGTTGATCGCTGTCCACTTACGGAAGATCGGCGGTGAGTGGAGGTTAGCGGTTTGGTTTACGAAGGATTCGATCCATGATTCTAGCTTTCTCTTACCATCTATATTATCCGAAGTGTTCTTTGGCCGCTTGCTCATATGCCCCGCCCAGTCCTTCTAGATACGAGTCTGTCGAGAAGACTTGCTTCCTTGATCCGTTTCCTATCGTCATGGCCTTTGTATTCGCGAAGTCCGTTTGGATTTTTGGTTGGGTGATATTTTCCTTTATTGAATCCAACAGCAACATCGGAAGGGATACTCATAACTCGACCACCTTTAAGCTCAACTGGCACGACCATACCAGCCTGTAACCGAGGTATGATTTTATCTTCATCTTTCTCGGGATACATAAAAACAATCGCATCATGTTCTTGAGCTACGATTGTCACAAAGTTTTCCCGCCAGATATTAATCATTGCTTGATTGACGATATCTGCAAGTGATGATTGTGGATCATACGCAATCGCTTCACGCAAAGTTGATGCATCTGATCTACGACCGAAGAACCAACGCTTACGACCCATCAACGACACCATGAAACCTTTCTTACGTAGGGTTTCTTCAACGTGTGTGTGCCACTGTTTATGGGCAGGAAAGGCTTTGAAATATTTAGGCTGGAAATCCTTTACTAATTGTAGAGGAACTTTAGCCTGCTCAGATAGTGTGGGTGGCATACCATTGTAGTTTGAACCGTGACCGATCTTCTTGCACATAAATCGGCGATCATAATGTCGATAGAATGGCAGCTCGGCAAGTTCTTTGTCTTTCTTGATATCACCAGTCCATTCAACATCATTCCAAACAAGCCTAGCGACGGTTGTATGGATATCACCAGACTCACAAGCGTCTAGATATTTACCATCACGGAAAAGATTCCACTCAATTCCGCCTACACAGAAGGATTCTCCTGACTTAGTATCGAGCTTAGCGAATTTATATCCTGCATCAGCAATGAAGATGCTGCGGAGAGACTCTTCAACATTCTGGAGATTTCCTCCAGTTCCGAATTCCGATATTGAAGAGGAAAATCTTCCGGTGGAGGTACCAGCAATGTTATACGAAGTGCGGATTCTTCCATCATCGTCAATTGCTGTCTTAAGAACGCTAATCTTATCACCAAGCTCCGTGAGCAAATTAATGTGTTTGACAAGTTGCTCGGCAATGGGGTAGATTTCAAGCTTCTCTCGTGCTCCGCGATCGACAGTGGGCCGTCCACCTTTAC